AAATGTTCGCAAGGAATTAATATTCCGAAAACTGTGAATATCCAAATTTTTATAAGATATTTTTTACTTATCAAATATAATTAATATTAGATACAGTAAAGAAAATGACATCTTATAAATAATGAAATATTTATAATCAAAATAATAAAATTATTATTTTGATTATGTTATTATAATAGTTATTATCACCATTCATCATCGGAATCCAAATCAGATTCCGAAGTAAACGCATCCCGGCCATAATCCGCATTCCAATCATGATAACTGTCTAAATCCGGATCCGAATCGAAATCTGAATCTGAATCGTATTTTGGAGTGTAATCTTCCAATACATAATCATTAAAATTATCCACACTGGGACCAGTTAAACTATTTCGTCGTTTCATTTTGTTTTCGCGCTCGACTATGTTACGTTTTTTGTTATGTTTTTTCTCTTGCCTCTGACAATGCTTATTATGCCTGCGATACTTTGTGGACTGACTTTTTCTTTTGGTGCGAATTTTTTCGTGAGACATATTCTTCGGATAATGTCTTTCGACTGCATTTTCCATACCCTGCATATGGTCATAAGTCTCGGTTTCTAGACATTCCATGTTTCTTCGAATTGATAACTCTAGCATTACTATCAACCCTATTTTTTTGGCTAAAGTTTTTCTTAGCTGTTCTTCACGAAGTTTCTTGCGGCGTTCAAATTCTATTACGGCCAATTGTGCTGTTTGTTTGGCCATTTTTTTCAAATGTTGGCGTGTTTGTCTTGCCAAGTGAAGATTCCACGAATCCTCATACAGTTCGGATGCGGTAAGATGTGTATGAATTTCGGAAAGTTTCTCCCAATTTTTTATTCGTTGGTCACGTTGGTATATGGCCCAGTTAAAGGGTTTACCATGGAATAATGTTCCAAGAAATGTTGGTGGATCATTGACGTAGCACACAGTCCCATATTCGGTGAACCCGATAGGAGCCATGGAATGAGTTTTCCACAATCCACTCATCGGAGTAATATTTGGTTGGATTTTTTGTTTTATTGGCATAAAACAGGGTGCGTTTGTTGCTGAAAGTGATGGCCATTCCTGTTCGCTAGTTTGTTCCATTGTATGGAATACTTTGTGGTAAAAAACAATGGATATGTCATGTGGATAATATTTCAATTTTTTGCATCATTGTTTCATTTTTATTTTGTTCAGTAATCCAAAAATTAATATTTAAAAATAAATACTAATTTTTAGCCAAACAAATCAAATTATTCCATTATTGTTTCTAAAATTTTGGCAGTTACTATATACGGATCCATATTGGCAGCTGGTCGTCTATCTTCAAAATAGCCCATACCATTTTTAGCAGTATCGGTTGGAATTCTAACTGATGCTTTTCTATTGGCAATACCGTATGAAAATTCATCATATTTTGATGTTTCGTGCAAACCAGACATTCTTTTATCATTATTCTCGCCATACGACTTCATATGGTCCAAATGTTTTTCTCCTAATTTATTAACAGCATTCATAATAACATCGAAACCACCCGATTGTCTCATTGGTTCAGTACTAAAATTAGTATGACAACCGGAACCGTTCCAATCACCTTCTAAGGGTTTTGGATCATAAACAACATATGTATTGTGTTGTTCGGTTATTTTTTCTAAAATATATCTGGAAATCCATAATTGATCCGCAGCATCAATGCCCTCGACCGGACCCACTTGGAATTCCCATTGACCTGGACCAACTTCAGCATTTGTACCTGAAATATGGATACCAGCATATAAACATGCTTCTAAATGTTCATCACTAATACGCCTACCAAATGCATTATTTCCACCAACCGAACAATAGTATTGACCCTGTTGCCCAAGTGGATCGAAACCAATAGGTTTATCTGTTTTGACATCATAAATAAAATATTCTTGTTCTAATCCGTACCAAGCTTTTTGATCAGAATACTTATTAAAAATAATATCAGCATCATATCGATGATTATTTTTGATTGGTGTACCATCTGGTGCATAAGTATCACACATAACGATTAGCCCACCAGGTCTTCTGAACGGGCACCGATACATTCTTCTCGGACGAATAAAGACTTCAGATGTCGCTCCATCGGCCTGATAAGTCGAGCTTCCATCATAATTCCATTCCGGAACATCTTTTAAAGATTGGACAATTGAATAAATAACGCGTGTTTTTGATCTAAGTTCTCCTTTACCACCAATCCACACATAATCTACCAAAGTGAATTCAGCATTTGTTTGAATAGCATCTGAAATATTGCATTCCATTATTATTAATGTTATTAAGATTTTAATAATATTAATAGTGTAAACAGTAGGTAAATAAATCAATTTTTTTACTATATTTATTTGATTTTTTATAATTCTATTTTTTTTTGAGCCTCCATTGATTTCTCTTTTCGAAATTTCCGAATTTCAGCAAAATGCTCGTTTTCTTTGTTGTATAATTCTCGCAATTCATAAAGCAATCCAGAAAAACTTTTATGATCGTCAAATCCAATACTAATATCATCAAACCCATGTTTTATTATTCCGTTTAATTTATGGAGCAAATCAATATATCTTTGGCGATAATTTTTAATTTTTGTATCAACATCTACATTTAATTGATTTTTATCTTCGTCTGTTTGATCCATTGTACTAATAATTCGTTTTATTTATTATTTTATAATGCGGTAAATAAATCAATTTTTTATAACTAATTTAGAGATTTGGAACGTTTAGTTTCTATTTTGCAGAACAGCACAAACTACCAAATTGATTTATTCAAACACATAATTAGTATTATCCAAAATGAAACAAATGGGTCAATTTACGAAGATAAATACGGCGTTGATGACCCAAATTTTATTAATATGGTCTATCGAGTAATTGCTGATCATACTAGAACAATGATTTTTGCGATTGGTGATGGTGCGATTCCGGAAGCCACTGATCGAGGGTATGTATTACGAAGAATCATAAGAAGAGCAACCAGATTTGTATCGAAACTGAATCCAGACAAAAATATTTTAACCAGAATTGTAGAAAAAACAATTGATTATTTAGTAAATAATCATCCTGAATTGGAATCTAAACGATATCATATTATTTCAGTTGTTTCCAATGAAGAAATAAAATTTGCTGGTGTTATGACCAAAGGTTTAAATTTTTTCAATAAATTAATAGCAAAAAATCCAAATGTAAAGACAATGGATCTATTTTTATTGTATACATCGTATGGTTTTCCAATTGATATTATTCGACAATTATGTTTGGAAAGAAATATTATTTTTGATGAAAAAGAATATGATTGTATTATGTTGGAACATATTAAAAAATCAAAAATGGGTCGCCAATTTAAATAAATTAGCTTTGCCATCCACTGATTATTTCAGAATGTTTGGCATCAATACGATTTTTATTATAAATCGCGATTGGGTTTTTTTGTTTGTATTTTTTGGCAGTAATAGATTTATCTAATTTTTTAATACGTTGTAAAGCAATGTTTTTTCTTTCTTCCATGGTGAGTGCCTCGGTTAAATTGTTTAATTTTTTACTGCGAAATAAATTGTAGAGAAAATTATAAATCTTGTTAAAAAATTTATAAATAATGATAAATAAATAATTTATATTCATTTGTATGATTATCTGTCACAATCTTTTAAGTTAGATACACACGATATGTTTTTCAATTTTTAATTAAAAAACATATTATTTAAAGGTGCGGCATTTTTCTTTTACGTCGTTCATTCAAATAACATCCACGGGATTATATTTTTCTTTCGCGTCGTTCATTCAAATAACATCCACAGGATTGTATTTTTCTTTCACATCGTTCATTCAAATAACATCCACGGGATTGTACTTGGTACGAATTTGTTCCATTTTATCTAGCAAATCGGGTAAATCTTGACCAGTTGTGAAAACATCGCCTTCATTAATTTTAGTATATTCGCGCTTGACTAACCTATTAAGGTCACAAAGTAGTTCAAGATATTGATCAGTTGCTTCGTCCAATTGGTGTTCCATTTTTGAGGTACTCTATATTAATTAAAAAATATTAATTTTATGCTGATTTATACAAATATATTTCAATTTTTATAAGATACGGGCGTTTATGTTAGTTAAATAGTATTATTTAATTAACAAATTTCCATTTGTATCCATAAGAGGTAGGATTCTTAGACAAACAACATCTTCTAATATCTGTTGCTCCAAATTTTTGTAATGATTATGATACTTCACTTCATCAATATGATTAATAACAGCCGTATCATAATTAATACCAGGCGTTTTGATAAAGGCTAATGCTACTAATCGATGAACATATAAAGAGATTGCTTTGTTTGGTCCCGTTGCTAATTTGATTCTTTTGTAACCAGCTGCAGTAGATGATGATTTCATAATTTTGTTTGTAATAATATTTTTAACATTACCATAATTCGAAATTTTATAATTAGATAAATTTTTTCCTCCATATGAACCAATTTTTTTAAAAATTTCATCATCTTTTAATTTTATTATTGTTTCAACCTTATTTTTTTTGCTCAGTCTCCAGTGGTATCCACCAGCTGTCCATGTCGGATATTTTTTCCATAATGTCTTTATGATAAATTTTGTATTCGTTTTCGTTGATTAAATATTTAATATTGTAACTATTTAAAAAATTTCCATTAATTATTGTTAATTGTTAGTATTTATATTAATTTTTTAAACTTCGCAAATAATTTTTTCTTCACCAGGATAAACATTGGCATTTTTAAATAATTCGCAATCGATGGCTGATTCTTTGAGTGCTTTTTCAAATTGATTGTTGATATATTCTTTAACAAATGCCATTTTTAAAATATGTTGGTCGATTGATCTTTTAATTTTGGGATGAACGGCTAAATAAATGTATACTTTAACCAATTGGCGATCATATGGTACATCTTTATGACTACAGAATCGAATTGCACGACCTATGACCTGAAAAATTAACGAATTATTCCAATACGGACTCAATATGTGAACTTCTTGTACACGAAATAATGAAACGCCCACAGTTATCGCACTGGTTCCGAGTATAACCTTAATTTCTGATCCATATTCATTGTTTTTATTATTGAATACTGCCTTGACCTCTTCTTTTAGATTCGGATGTTGATCTCCTGACCATATTGCGAATCGTTTATAACCAGCGCCAAAATGTTCATAATTTTTAAAATGATGATGTTCTAGTAATCTGACAAATGTTTTAATACCGCCATATTCTTTGAAACTAGAATAGACAAATACTGTTCCATCACATTTTTTTATTTTTCGTAGTATTTTTAAAAATTTTGGCGAATATTCCCGAATATTGGCAATACTAAAATCATCATCCACCAAACTATCGTAACCATCTTTTCCAAGTTTACCATTTGGAAAATAAAAATTGGAAACCATTCTGGTACCAATAAAAAAACTATTAGAAATATCTATATTGACATAATCTTTGATATTAGATGTTTTTGCTTCTCTGGTAATAATTTTGCGATATAATTTTTGTTGTGGTTCGGACATTCTAGTTTTGACAAAATATAGCTCGGATCTCGGAAAAACATACGGCGGAGCTCCCCGGTAGTATGACACATATCCTCTCGCATAGTCTTTAAACAAATCCATATTTTTAACCCGATAAATTGGACCCTTCGATGTATAAGTAATATCCATAAAAGTATCCACAAATTCCTGCCCAATCGGTAATTGACGATCACTTGGTAATAATAAATTCATTGTGAGTGCAATTTCGATTGGTTTATCAAAAATGGGAGTTGCAGACATAATTACCAATCTTAATGTTTTGGGTGCAGTATGAATCGTATTGTATAAAAGTTCATAATAGGTACCTGTTTCACTAACCATATTATGTATTTCGTCAATGATAAGTAATGTATTATCCAGACGCATTTTTTTTTGTTTGATCAAATCAATAAATTTATTGTAGGAATAAATAGTATAATATTTATCTATACGACTGTCCGATCGATTAATAATTTCTTTATACTCATCACTTGATGGATGATATTGTTTTAATAAATTTCTTTCATTTTGTGTTAAATAATTATTTCCGGCACATGGGGATCGTAATTCTGAACGAAAATTTCCCTTAAGAGATGCTGGTAAAACGATCATTATTCTTTTTATTTTTTTGAAATTTTCAGCAATATTAATAGCGGTACAGGTTTTTCCGGCACCGATACGATGATAAATTAAAATGCCTTTGTAAGGAGTCTTTGGATTAATAAATTCGGCCAAAAATTTTTGTGGTATTTGGAATTCATATTTACTTGGAAAACAAATTTGTTTTAATGTTTTTTGTTTTTTGGGTATTTTATATTGGGAATATTTTTTATTGATGAATTGATAAAAATTATCGTCATTGATATTGGTATATTGTGACATTAATAATTCGTAAGATTATATTATTAATGAATAATAATATATTATTGTTTGTTAAAAATAATATATTGTTATTGTGATTGTTATTGTGATTGTTATTTATTGTGCATGTCTGGATTGATTTTGAAAAGTCCTTTGTTGACCACCATTTCTGGAATTATAATCGTTTCTAGATGTATCATCCCGACGTGTTCTTTGCTGTTGTCCATCCGAATAATTTCTTCCACTGTCCTCACCAGCAGAACTATCGCGCGGTTCGGATCGTTGTCCACCAGAATATTTGTTGCGTGGTGGACCCGATCGTTGTCCACCTGAATATTTTCGACCACTGTCTTCACCGTTATTATTGTCACGCGGTCCAGATCGTTGACCACCTGAATATTTTCGACCACCATCTTCGCCATAATTATTGTTACGCATTTGGTTTCCACCAGTATCATTGGTGTGATATGAACCTTTTCGGTAAGGTGTTCTATCAGTCGAGTGTCCTTGCCTATTGTCCTGGTCTTGACGATATGATTGTGGTTTGCTATTGGGATAGGTACGGCGAATTACTCTAGGTGGTTTCCATGTTCCAGTGCAACGACGATAAAGATCAACAAATGAATGATATCTATTTTGCAGGGCAGAACATCTCGATTTAATGTTATCAGTATGGCGTTGATTTTTACTTTCGGTATTTTCTTCTTGCTTTGCGAGTTCATTTTTCGCTTCATGGCCATTTTGTTGAGCAACATCAATAAAGGTTTGAAGTATTTCAATAATACCAGTTTGATCCATCCAATCCCTAATTTCAACGGGTGTTTGGTCCATATCATCCGATTTCGATTGGAAAACATCACGGCGGAAATCCATACAAATACTGAATACCATACTCATCCACATTTTTTCATAAGAAAATTTGTCATGGGTAGTCTTACAATCAGCGCATCTATTTCGCAAAGATTTTAGAAATGCATTAAATGCTGTTTCAATTGGTACTAAATGATAAAAATCACAAACTTTTTGTGGTAGTTGTTTTAGACGTTCAGCACCAGATTCCGGACTAGAAAATTTTCTAGTTGATTCATCATCTGAATCATTTTCAGCATTATCGCGTGGAAGTTTTTCCGGTTCGGCATAAATTTCTTCCATTTTTTCGGCTTCTTTTTTCATTATTAAATTGGATCTGTTATTTGAATTATTATTTAGACTATTGATTAATCATCAATATTAGACCTTAAATTATTCAATTTTTTTTTTGTCAATTAATTATTGCGTATTCGAAATATGCAATAATTAATTTTTAGGGAACTATAATTTTACCCAAGAAACTCCTTCTTCCCATTTAATATCACTATATTCCACGTTTGGTTCTCTTCTGTCAAAACAGGTGCATGAATAAATTAGTAGCACCAACAATAATCCGCCAATAGAAACCATTACAATATTACCAATGGTAAAAAAGTTTTCTATTTTTTCTTCTGTCGATTCATCATCATCATTATTATTAGTAGTGTTACTATTTGTTTTTGCTACAACTATACATGGTGGATCAAATTTATCGCATGTTTTGTTACTTTGTAATATCATTTGTTTGCAACACAATACATCGATTGACAATGTACCTGTGCAAGTGTCTGTACAATTATTACATGTTTTGGAACAACATACACTATTATCACATTCGGCTTTAGTTATGGGAATTAACCCAATAACCAAAAATATGAGTACAAATTCTAAAATATAATTATTTATCATTAATCCTAATATATTATGATTAATATTTGATATTAATCTTAATATATTATAATAATTATCCTTATCATACTAATATTTTTTCAATTTTCAAACAATTTTCAAACAATCGAAAACTCATCCTTTTTTTTGCAGCAATAACAACATTTTCTGATTTTTTTGAAAGCGAACGGTATTTTAGAACATACGTATTGGATGAGACAATATACAATAGACAAAGTTAATTGGTATGCCGCTAGTACGAAAAATATGCACATAATGATAAGTTGTCCTTCTACTGGTATAAGAAAAATACCGAGGTTTAACAGAATCAAAATACCAATTATTTTTTTATTTAAATTTTTAAATTTTCTCATTGTTTTATCTTTTTGGCTACCAGCAACGGAATCCATTTCACTGGCTGGACGATTTCCCCAACTCAAATCCCATAATCTGGCATAAGAATAACTACCAAACCAAGCAATGAGCATTGGTAAAAATAGAAAATAATAAATAATCGATTTAATCATAAACAAGAAACTGTGACCTGCACCAGAAAGCAATAGTGAAACAATGAATGGTCCAATCGTAACATAAATCGCTAAATAAACAATCACATTTTCGGAAAGAAAAATATCTGAAAAATCCAATTCTTCTTCCACAAATGCATAATGTATTAATGACGCAATGGAAAAAAGTGATGTTAGTATTGATAATCCTAATAATGCATATATTACCAGATAATTATATTTAGATCTTTCGTGATGCGTGTATAAATGGTATAAATATATTACCCAAATTATAATCGCAAAGATAACCACCGGTATACTTAAATCAATACTTAATATTAGGTTCAAATTTAAATCAACATCATAGTAATCAAGAAAATAATTAATACCAAAATATAACATTCGCATAGTCACTCCAGGCGCAAAACCAACCATTATATATGTTAAGAACTGGCACATTAACAGTAACCAAATATATATTTTCTTAAATATATTGGCTTTCCATTGTCTAAACAATTGGAAATTCAAAAATAATAAATAAATATATCCAGCAACCGAACCATTAATCCATCGTCTTCGTTGAAATAGAAATGAATCCAAATCAATTTCTGCTTCAAAATAGAAAATAGCGGAAGTATTAAATTTCATGTAAGCTCCTTTAATATTTGATTTGACAACAGATGCATATGTTAATATTCTGTCTTCTGCAATTTGCAAGTTACCGCCAATTATTCCTGTTTTACTAGGATCCTTATTAACTGTTTCAAAATAGTAATCTCTTACATTATCATCAAGTAAATTGCTGGCACGATATAATCCACATGGTCCAGGTATTACTGGCAACATACCTCCCAATGAAAATGCACCATTATAAATAACATTGGACGATTCAAAATCGTACAATTGCACGTGCCGCAGCATGGTTTCCAATGAAAAGAAACTTTCGGAACTTCCTTGTTGTCTTTTTGACATCAATCTTTGTCTACCTGTCACCGCAACCATTTTTTTATTTTTATCAAGTTCTTTGCACAAATGGTACAAACACCAATTTTGGTACATAGCAAAAGCATCAGTAAAAAATAGATACTCGGGATTTGTTGAATCGGCAAAACCATTTTTCCCACAAAACCATTCTTGCGAATTATGTTTTCTTTGGTTTTGTAATTTAATAACTAAAGTGATACTCAAAAATTTATTATCATCTTTTAATTTTTCTTGGGGGTTAATTTTGACAGCTCCATAATTTTTTTTCTCAAATATATATGTTTTGTTTGGAACAGATGCCTGGTTTTCTGGTGCTTGGTTGAAATCATCATGCTCCCACCAATATTTTTCAACACCATCATCATTAATTTTGGCCGGAAATAAAGCTTTTAGATATTCTTTCATTGAGTCATCCGATTTATACCAACCATCTTGAATTAAACAAACTTTTAGATTTTTTTCGCGCCATTTTCTGGAACCTAATCGAAGATAATTCCATGCATTATGTAACGAATTTAATGTTTGTTGAACAGCATCATTACTTTCATTGAAAAAAGGAATTACCACTCCTAAACCATTTGGATCTCCGCCATGATTTTCACTTTTGGAAAAATATGTTTTGTCTTTTGGTCGATAATCATCAAAAACTTTAACGACGAAATCTCCATTGGATTGTTGATTTGGCATATTGTCTGGTGATATTTTATTTAGTTCATCAATAGCTGCTTCAATATTTCTTTTTGAAATGGATTTGGATGGTTTTATTTTTTTGTTTTTTGATTTTATTTTTTTTTTCTTTGAATAAACAATTTCCATGCTATCATTAACATCTGTTAATTCAATTTCATCATCTGTTATGCCAACGCCATTGCCAAAATACCCAAGTTCAACATCATTTAAATTATCAAATTTACTATTCGTAGTATCTGATACGCATTTTGTGGTATCCGATATGTATTCTCCAAAATCAATACTAGAAACAGATGTCCTACTATGACGTGGTTTTCTGAATTTAACCTTTTTGCTTTTTTTTTTGGCAGGAATATTATTGACTGTAAAATCATCTAATGTTGTATCGGCTGAATTATCATTTTCCATAATATCCATTCCGGAAAGATTAAATCATGGAATAATGTTATGATATCCATATGTTTGATTTTTTTTCAATTTTTTTGATAATATTAATAAAATTGACAAAAAATCACCCAGTCAGAAATTTATTTTAGAGGCATAATATAAAACAATGCAGTTTCAAGTTAGTATTAAATCTGTACAATCATGGTCAGGTGGAGGAAATGGTTATATATCTATAAAAAATATTGGTCCGTCACAAACAAATTGGTCATTCCAATTGACAACCATTAATTTTTCATCCGGTGATTTTTGGGCTCTCAGCAAAACTGGAAGTGGCAATACGATTACTATCGGACCAGCAGCATGGAAAACAACCATTGCAAGTGGGGAAACAGTTGAATCTGGATTTTCATATACCAGTTCATCATTAATTTCTAATTTACAAGCATCAACACCAACAAGCGGAGTTACAATTATCACTGTTGATCCAACTCCAACACCAACACCGACGTTAACCCCAGCAAATCCAACAGATCCTGTATCACTTAAATCGGATAAAAAAGTTTTCGGATATTTTACCGAATGGTCAATTTATGATAGGCAATTTAGTGTTGATATGATACCGGCATCAAAATTAACTAATATACTTTACGCATTTATGTTACCGAATCCAAACCAAACGGATTATAATAAATTAGCAGCGAATTGGCCGTTTCCACCAAAACCATATCATCCGGAAATTCCCGAAGGAACGCTAGTATTCCAAGATGAATATGCCGCTGGAATTAATATTCCAAAACTCAAACAACTCAAATTAACAAATCCTAATCTAAAAGTATCGATTTCGGTTGGCGGATGGAGTTTATCATGGAACTTTTCCAAAATAGCAGCCGATACAACATTACGAACTAGATTTGTGCAATCATCTGTTAAATTTATTATTGATAATGGGTTTGATGGTTTAGATATTGATTGGGAATATCCAGTAAAACAAGGTATTGGTTATAATTATATAGATCCAATTAATGATCCCGCAAATTTAGTAAGATTACTTAAAGAATTAAGAGCAGAATTGGACGCAAAATCACCATCCAAATATTTGTTACTAAGTTGTGCAATGGGTTGTGATCCACTTGTAATCAAAACATACAAAGGAACCGAACCATATTTGGATTATCTATTGTTAATGACATACGATTTTGCCGGTGCGTGGGGTGATGGCGGACACCATAGTCCATTATACAATAATCCAGCTGGTAACCAAGATCCTCAATGGAATGCGGATGCTGCAGTTCAAAATGCTAAAAATATTGGTTATAGTGCTTCAAAAATATGTATGGGATCCCCAATGTACGGTAGAGGTTGGACAAAAATAGTACCAAAAGATACATCACAACCAATTTTTGGCACGAATGTATCAGGTGCTGCGACAAGTTATAGTGGTGCCGCAGGTGAACCAGGTTTGACATCATGGAGACATTTACTTCCAGTTATCAATACAAAAGGATTAAATCGATATTTTGATAATGCCGCCAAAGCAGTTTATATCTCTAACCTACAAACAGGAGAAACTTGGAGCTACGAAGATGAAGAAACTTTAATTCTTAAATCAAAATATATTATTGATAACAAATTAGCTGGTATCATGTTTTGGGAACTTTCTGATGATACCAGAAATAATGTTAATAATCTATTAAATGCAGCTGTAACAACCTTTAATGCTGTACCAACACCTACGCCAACTCCAACACCAACTTTAACACCTACTCCAACTCCTACACCAACTCCTACACCAACTTTAACACCAACTCCTACACCAACTTTAACACCAACTTTAACACCAACTTTAACACCAACACCAACTCTAACACCAACTTTAACACCAACTCCTACACCAACTTTAACACCAACAACAAAAAAATTATCAGTTACAATTACCAATACCAATAATGTTGATTTTGTATTGAAACCTAATGAATCTGTTACCATTTCTTATTCTTCCTAAGGATTTGCATATGATAATATATTATTTTAGTTAAAAATTGTTTTTTAACCAAAATAATTTGAAAATATTTGATACCACTTACTTTTTTCTTACTTATTCTTGTTCGTCATAAAGATCTTCTTGTGCACTAGGCATACGTTGCTGTGTATTTTTTTGAAACATACCTCCGCCGCCACCTCTTCCTCCACCACGTCCGCCTCTTGGATTATAGCCTCCGCCTCCCCGATTAGAATTATAGCCTCCGCCTCCTCTATTAGAATTAAAACTGTGTGGATTGCGTCTTCTTTTTCCGGTCAATTGATTCAATAAATTTAATGCGCCATATTTTAATTGTGGATTGAGGGATTTTTCGCCTTCTTGAATTAAATAGCTTAATATTTCGTCTGTCCTTAAAGATCCGATCCGACTTTTGGGATCAATTTTGACAATAGGTGTTCGTTCTGATTTTTGAACAGTGATGACTTCATCATTATCGTCTGTTTCTAAAGGAATACTTTCATCCTCAACATCAAGGTCACTCAAATCATCCTCATCATCATCTGTTTTTTGTACTTTTTTACCCTTTTGTTTTGGTGCTGCTTTTTTGGTTGATTTCTTTTTTGGGGCCTCTTCTTCGTCAATCATTTCATCATCGGAGATATTTTCTTCTTCATCTTCTTCTTCTATTTTTTTGTTTTTTCTTTTATCGGTTGTTTTCTTTCCACGAGGCATTTTCTTTCAATAAAATGTTTTAATAATTTGTATTTATATCAGTAGTATTAAAATAGCATGTTAATATTTCAATTTTTTGCTTTGATCAAGAATAACAATCCCAAATTATTTCCAATAAAATAACATGCTATTTGAAAAACACAATAAAAATATTACCAAATATTCAGTAAATGGAGGACACATTTTACTAATAATAAGTGCAGCAATTGAACAAAATGAGCCGCCAATACCAATACCAACTAATGATGATATTGGGTAATTAATCATATCCATTGTTTTTAGTGGATCATAATACATGTAATAAATTACTAGATTAAGATAACAATTCAATACAATAAACCATGAAATAATTTTTTGACAATTCATTATTTTATGGTATTATGGTATTATGGTATTATTATTGACAATTAATAAACATATTTGGGTTTCCAATAATCAATTTTTTTTTTAAACAAATATAAAATTGTTTATCTATTAATATATAAATGAATAAGCAAAAAATAAAAAAAACCAAAATTATTGTACATAATTTTTTTATTGTTGATGATGTTGTTTACTTTGAATTAAAAGGAAGAGCTATTGGAATTTATGCAATGGTAACACATGATAAATGGCCATTAGTATCCAAATATGAATGGTATTTGGGAAAAACAGGCTATGCTGTATGCTATCAGCTTGGTAAAATACAATTACATCGCTTTGTTTTTACACATATTTTCGGACAATGTCCCCCATCAAATATGTATGTTGATCATATTGATCGAAATAAATTGAACAATACTAATAGTAATTTGCGGTTGGCCACACCCCAAGAAAATTCTTTTAATAAATCTACCAAAACTAATAAAAAAGGAGTTAAAAAAATATCGGAAAATAATTTCACGGCTTGTATTACAAAAAATGGTACCAAACATGAAATTAAAAATATATCAACAGAGAAAAAAGCCGCTGAAATTTATAATATGATGGCAGAAGAATTATTTGGAACTTTCGCTGCGTTTAATGAAATAGAATAAAATAGAATGATTTAATAATACAAAATAGTTATTTTGTATGATAAATGCTATGAGATATCGATCCGACTAACCGCCAAATTGCTTGGATGCACAACAAAATATGAACTTTTTTCATGATTCCGATCCTGTTGAAATGTTCCCAGAAATTTGTGTGATATTGTTGAATCCCGCCACGATTCGTTATTAATTACCCCTGGAATGTAAAAATTAAGTTTAACCGGTCTTAAAAAATGGGATCGGAGACTTTGAAAACCATCATCAGATAAAATAATAATGGGTATTTTAGTTGTTTTTGCGTACTCATTGTATAAAATAAATAGTGCTCTATCATCGGCTTCCTTATCCTTATCATTTATTCCGTTAACCAAAACTAAATGAATTTTATTTTGCCATTCCGGAATTGCTATACAAAAACACCACATTATGATTTGCAATATGTCTTTGTATGTAACTTCATCACTAAATTTAAACGATTTTGTAAAAACATATACCTTACTAAAATCACCCAAATTACGTATTTGTTTTGCGATAATCATAACATATACAATAAATTCTTCGATCGTTTGGAATTTGGCACCCGGCCGATCGGATATTAATTTTCTTAGTTGGTTCAGAAAATCAACAAAAATAATAATTTCGGAAGGATCATGTGCATCCAAAATGTTTTTTTTAATAGCAGATTCATTATCGTCTGCGGATTCATTATCGTCTGTGGTTTGTTTTGGTAAAAACGAACCGTAATCTACTCGAGTGACTGCGACTTGTTGTGCTGAAAGAGGTTTTTTTGACATTAGTGCTCATATAAAAACGTTATTGTCAGATTATCCTCAAACAACAAAGAAACACTCAAACAAATTGTTTTTCAATTTTTTAAGAATTCATATTTAGCTAAATATGAATTCTTAATTTATTCTTGATATTTTATAGAAGGTACTTCTAGAGCTCTGGCGAGTGCTTTTACCATAACATCTTCTGAATTAAATGTAATCAATCCGCCCAATTCAATATTTCTTATCATATTGACATCCACATTGATTTTTCGTGCTAGATCAACCTGGTTAAGATTAGCCAAACCACGAAGCCTGGAGATTTCTCTTCCCATAGCGGAGGTAAACATTTTAGGTCTGAAATCTTGGTCATCTGGTTTGCCACCACGGGTACGCGATTGTGATACGATATTTGTTCGACGATTTTTTCCTGCATTTTGACGAGCAACAGCCATTCCCATTCCGGGTACCCTAGGTTGAACTACTTTGCGGAAAACATAAGTATTACCATCTTTGTCTTCAAATTCCTGCCATACAACACGTGGTGCGCGATGAAATCCTTCCCATCCAGGAGTGGCTCTGACCGATCTGACCCAATCATTGTATTTCTTTCTGGCAATTTTCGGTTGAATTTCCCAACCCGATTCTTTAATATCAGGATCATATATTCTTGCATCCTTAAAATGGTACCTGCTTACATTATGTTTGTTCATTCCATATGGATTAACAAATCTGCGTGGTCTCCGTTGCTGGGAAACAGTGTCATAATTTTCATTTTGCGAATCCTCATCCAAAGAGTCTTCTGGAGAATAACCGATCTCTAAATTTTGATCATAAAAATCCTCGTCAAATTCTTGAAGCGATGAATTGTCCATTGTAAATATTGCTGAAGATGAATTGTAATTTTATAACTACACTATTATGCGTAGATAATAATAATTTCAATTTTTTATATACATAATAAGCCGAGAATTATTCCATATTTTTTTGGCATATATTTGTATTTCGTTTTCTGTTTCGGCTATTAACAGAAAGATTTTTAATAGCAATTGTTTTTGCGAATTTTGTCATTTTATCATTTTTTAATATATCTTGTATGGCACTATCTCTTTTATTAGATTCGGCTCTTTTCTTCATTTCAACCTGATCTTTTTTACGTTGCTCGATTCTTAGTTTTCGTAATTCTATGATACTTGCTTTGTTTGCATCAATACTAGTATTTGGATCAATATTTTGTAATGCTTTGATTCTTCGCAAGTCGGAAAAATTCTTTACATTTTTAACGGTTTGCTTTTTAACATCATTTTCGATTTGTTTGGCATATCTACTAGGAATTTTTTTACCGGATACCATTTTATTTTTTTTATTTGCCATATTCGTATGTTTTGCGGCTGCTGCTTTATGTATTTCTAATTTTTTGGCGATACTGGAAGGTATTCGTTTAGGAGTTTCAACTGTTTCGCGATGTGGTGTCTTTTGTGAAGATATTTTTTGTGAAGATATTTTTTGGAAGTGATCCAATACTTCTGAAAGGGGCATTTGTTTTTGTACCGCAGTAGATTTTTTAAAAACAGGTATATCAATTTCTTCATCTTTATTTGTACCACTATTTGTACTACTATTTGTACTACTATTTGTACTATTTTTTTGGGAAGATAATGGTATTGTTTGGTCCAATGGATTTTCTTTTTTTATTGGTAAATATTTGACTTTACCACCAACAATAATACGTCGCATACCAGTTTTACTGGTATTTACTGACTTTTGTTCTTCTTCTTTTGTATTTTTTTTTAATTTTTTATTGTTTGATGTTTTCTTTTTTGAGCTCATCATTTTTTGCTGTTTTTCCAAAGCCTCAATATATTTTTGTTGATTCGCCAGCATAGTTTTTGGTAATCCGCGTTTTTTTCTTTCGATTTGTTGTTTAGTTTGGCTAGGAGTAATTTTTTGGTTGGATTCTATATCACTATCACTATTATTATCATCGCTATTTTCATTATTATCATCGCTATTTTCATTATTATCGTCACTATTCTCGTTATCCATTTGCTCCATTTCTTCCTGATTCGTATCCATCCCCGCTAGTTTTGCCATTTCTTCTGAATCTATATCATTATCATCATCCACTATATATTCCGACTTTAAAAATCTATCTGCATTCTGCATCTCTGCATTTTGCATCTCTGCATTTTGCATCTCTGCATTTTGCATTCCATCATCATATGTTATTGTTTCCAACTCGTCCAATTGTTCTTCTGCTGGATTTTCTTCACCAACTACATGTGCGTCATGATTTGAATTGATTTGACTAGCAGTATTATTATCTGAACTCATTATATATTGTGAATCTATAAATTTTATTAATGAAATAAAACTTATATATTTAAACAATTACAATTAATTGGTAATTTATTTTTTTATCCAATATTTCCAAATAGCAAGTATGATAATAATTGCTATAATAATAAATAATACACTTGACCAATTAATTTTGCTTGTGCTATGACCAACCACATTATCGGCGTATGATTGTTGCATAGAATTTCGAAGTGCTGCATTGGATTGATCACTTGCATATAAATCTTGAAGACCAGCATTGTTAACAGCACTGTTAACATCACCATACACATCGCTTGTAATATTTTTGGCGCCATCGAATGCTCCTGTGGCTATGTCCCTAACCTCCCCATATGCACCAGTTGCGACATCTTTAATATCGCCGTATATTTCGGATGTGACATCTTTGATATTATCAATTAAGGGAAATGAACCCCTTGTGGGACTATTAAGCATACCAGTTGCTGGATTATTAGACATGCCCCTTGTGGGACTATTAATCATACCCCTTGTGGGACTATTAAGCATACCAGTTGCTGGATTATTAGGCATACTCATTGCTGAATTATTAGACATGCCCCTTGTTACACTATTAAGCATATTCGTTGCCGGATTATTGGGCATAAACTTATTGAGAAATTGACTCGCACCACCAGCCAAAACTGGAGCGATATTTTTTACTGAATCGAAGCTACTATACTTCGAGATATTTTCCAGATCGAAACCTTCTAACTGATCGAATTCTTCCATTATACTTTGAGTAGAATTTATATTTGCCACAGATTTTATATCCAAAAAATTTATATCTAACAGAATATTTATCAATCGCACTTTAAAAAATATATAATTATGTTCAGCATTGTATATATAGCGTATAAATCTTTATTATTAATAATATAACTAGTTAGTATATCATCATTTTTCGAAAAAAATATTTAATCAATATGACAAACACAACAGGTTTCAAAATTATTACAAATGGAATGATATTGTGGTATTATCAATTTTTTTAAACTTCAATTATTAAATATTTAGGTATGTCAGCATATGGTATTTGTAAAGATATGCGATCCGGTTTTTTATTTTCGATTTGGTCTATCAATTGTGTTAAAAAAAATAAATTTATTTCCAAAAGATATTTTTTTGATATGTCAATGCGATTAAACTTACCACCAGGCTTAATAAAGTGATTAAATATAATTGTTAATTCATTATTTTCTTTGATATATTTTTTTAATTCTTCATCATTTTTTGAGAAAAAAATATTAAACGAATCAGCAAAATAGTTATGTACCGGTACTAAAAGTTTATATACACCACATGCTATTTTAGTATCGTTATCTGGAGTTTTTTCCATGATAAATTTTTTTTTTGAAACTGTTATTTTTTTTAAATATGATAAATATTTATCTCGGTTCATTAATAAGTGCGCAACATAGCCGCATTCACTTGATATTTTTTCGGACTCGGCAAAAATACAAAATATTCTGACTAGAATCATTACTAAATGAATATTAAATATTTTGGTTAGTTGATCATCATTAAAAATAGGTGATACTATTTTTGATACTATTTTGTTATACACATGAATTCCATTCAGAAAATCAAACGCGCTTAATATATTTTCTAAACTATTTTGACAGAAATCTTCAATATAATCAACAGCATAAAAAGATTTAATTTCATTTTCATAATAAATTTTAAAACATCCGCACGATTTTTTAAAAATTTTTTTTATGGCAGTATCGTGAATCATTGTTGAACAATGAACAAATTCACTCCATTGGTTAATATTTTTAACAAATTTTTTAATTTTTTGGTAATAAAGTGCCGTTTCTTTTCTGGTATAATTATCTAAGATTGTAAAACAAGTAATTTGTTTAGAATTAATAATTTTATGTGATTTGATACCCAATTTATTGAAAGCATCTAAGATAAGAGAATGATTTTTTGTTTTTGTGATAGCTGGCATATTAATTTATTAATTAACCAGTTAATTAATACATTAATAAATACAAAATCAATTTTTTTAAATTTCAATTACCAAATATTTAGGCATATCAACGTGCTGTAGTTGTAAAGATATACGATTGGGTTGTTTGTTTTCGATTTGGTCTATCAATCGTGTTAAAAAAAATAAATTTTTTTCCGAAATATATTCATCAAATATTTTTTTGCGATTTATTGTATCATTACGTAATATCTTAGAAAATATAATAATTAAATCATTATTTTCTTTAATATATTTTTTTAATTCTTCATCATTCTTGGAGAAAAAAATATTAAATGGATCTACAAAATAATTATATGCTGGTACTATTATTTTGGATAAATTTTTTTTTGACAAATGTTTCTTTTTGATATTTGAGCCTGTTATTTTTTTTGCAACAAAATTTTTTTCTGCAAGATTACTGTGTCTTATGTAATTAATATAACTATTTCTTTCAGTTAATAATAATGTAGAATCATCACATTCGCTAGATATTTTTTGGCATTCCGAAAACATACAAAATATTTTAGCAAGAATCATAACCAAATGAATATTAAAGATTTTGATTATTTGTTCACGGCTGAAAAATAGCACACTGTTTGATTTTACTTCATCATAAATGTGAATTCCATTCAAAAAATCAAAAGCATTTAATATATTTTTTAAACTATTATCGCAAAATTCTTCAATATAATCAACAGCATAAAAAGATCTAATTTCATTTTCGTGGTATATTTTAAAATGGTTAATTGGTTTAGTAAAAATTTTATCCATAATATTATTTTTGTATTTATCAAATCTGTTACTGAATATTTTGCTTTGGTCTCGGTATAAAGATCCAGCACCGGCATAATAATTCAATATTACGGAATATGTCGCCAATAAATTAGCGTTATTATTTTTTTGTGAATCCATGCCTAATTCTTTAAAAGCATTTAGAACGAGCGAACGAGGTGTTACTGACATATTTTTTTGTATTGTTAATTAACCAATTAATATTATTTATTAGTTAATTAATATATACTGTTGATAGATACAAAATCAATTTTTTCATATTTCAATAAGTAGTATTTTGTGAAATAATTTTTTATCGGGAATTGTTAAATTTTTAACCTGGGTTGGACAATCGGGTATGTCACCATTTTGACTAAGAAAATATGCTAAAAATATATTTGACAAAGAACATTTGATAAAAGGATTTTTAGTATTTGTATAACTAAGAACTGCTGCAAAATCGGGGTGTTTATCACAATATTTAGAAAAATCTTCATCGGATGTGTACATACTAAAATTATATATCGTTTTGAATTGATTAAATACACTTGTGGCACATTTTTGTGCTGATTTAAATTCTTCATCGATGTTATCCCCTGACATATAAGATATGATATGTTGCATTAATTCTGAATCGATATCATTAATAATTTTTTCTAATGTGATGTCATTTTTTAAGTGTTGATTAAATTTTGAATTGATTATTACAGAACTTTTACCGGTATATAATTCAGCAAGCGTATCCAAAGAATCATTTTGCATTGATAAATTAATTATAGCGAAAATTTGTGCCAATTTTATTACACAATAATTAATACAAATTTTTAACATGATATTATAAACTGTTACATTAGTTCTGATGGTATATGATATATTTTGTGATAAATTCATAATATCAAAAATTTCTATTACTTTTACAATTGGTTGTGCCCAAAAATCAGAAATATATTTGGCTGATTGAAATTCTTCTAAATTATATTTGGCACATACATGAAATATATGAAGATCCCGCATGCAATATTTTTCAATGTATTCCAAAAATTGCGATGCGGATTTACCAATATTCATTTTATCATTGTAATAATTTGCACACCCTGCATAAAATCGTCTCCACAACTTTTGGTACTGGGAAGCTCCCCCCGTTTCTTTGACTATAAAATCCGCAACGCTATCAATATGTTTTGTAATTAATGGATGTGTATTAATAATACTACTTCTCTGGAGCCGAGATTTTATTGAATATTTATCGATGCGAACCATTTTATTTCAATAGTATTGATAACTGTATATTTTTACATAAAATATTTAATTTTATCAATTTTTTTATTAAACAACAATTATATTTTTTGATTTATTTTTCCTTCTGACTATTAATCTATTTTGTGCACCAATGTAACTGTAACCATTATTTTTCTCAATATTAATAACATAATCCGTTTGATTTTTTAATTCTTCCAAATGACTGATAATAATTACATGTTCATACTGAGTTTTAATATAATTCATAATGGGTCCAATATTATTTAAATTTTCGGAATCCAAGCAACTCCAACCCTCATCTATAATCAAAAAATTTGGCTTAGCTGTTAATGATATTTGGCATAAGGTCATTCTAATTGCAAGACCAATAATAAATCGTTCAAAGCCAGAGGATAACTGTACATTGTATGGTCTCATATTTTGATAACAAATATTAATATCGACGCAACCCATATTAGTTTTGACTTGTTTTGATTTTTGTTCTTCTAATTTATCCTCATCATAAAACATAAATTCAATATTAAAATTTACCATCGAATGCAATATTTGATTAACATCTGCTTCTATTAATGGTAAATATGTTTTTAACATTTCATATGGCAAACCATTATAGTTCATAACCTGAACATATAATTGATAAAGATTTGCTTCTATTGATTTATCATCGAATTCTTTTCGGTATTCCAAATATTGTTCAATATCCTTTTTGTATATTGCTATTTCGATTTGTTTTTTATCTATTTCTTTTGATAAATTATTAAGATCCTGATCAAATTCTTTTTTAATACCAGTCCATTTTTTTAAATAACTATTTTTTTGATACCAATTCAAATACATCATGTAATATTCTTCCAATAATTTTAAATGTTGTGCCAATTTTTTAGTTTCTTTGATTTGTTTTTTATGTTCAACAATAATATTTTCATTTTCTGTAATTTTTTTTCGAATTGTTTTTATTTGGCCGGAACGTTTTGATCTAATTTCTAATTCATTATCTAATACATTTTTTATTTGATCAATTTCCTTTTGTATTTTTTCATTATTTTTTTTGTATTTGGTGTATTTATCCGTATCCAAAATTTTTTCTTTTGTTAGTTTAATTTTTTCCTGTAACATTTTTTTTTCTTTCGTGAGATTGTCTATTTCTTGTTTGGTTCCTCTAAATTCAGCCAATGTATCAAGTTCTGCTTCAGCTAAGCTTATTTTTTTGAGAATATTATTATTATCATGTATAACAAAAAGATCTATACTCGTTTCCATAATTTGTTTTGTTAGCTTGCGCGATAATTGTAAAATTTCACCAATATCAACATTTTCCTGTTCAGAATTGGAAATTAATACATCGATTTGTTTTGCCCATTCTTGATACTTATTGGACCAATTTTGATGCATTACTTTAATATTTTCAATAACAGCATCATTTATTTTATTAAATCCTTTTTGATATTTAACTAATTCTTCTGTATTTTTATTAATAAATACAGCAAATTTTTTATTGGAATCGTATGTTATTAGTAATTTATTTTTCTCGTCATTTGTTAAGATTTTTTTATTAAATGTTTCACCAACTAATGATTTAATAAGATTTTCATTTTGTGATAAACATTTTTTAAGTTTGATTAATTTTTTTTCGGCATCCGTATCAGTTGGTTTCAAAGATTTTCTCAAATTTGCTATCAATAATTTTAATTCGTCAATACGATCTATTTTTTCGCTCAAATTTTCGTTTTTGTTTGCGTCAAGTGTTTTATTGATTAATTTAATTCTATTTTCCGCCTTATTTATTTTGTTTTGAAGATTATCAATATCAATTTTATCAATATCATTTGGTATATATTCTATTTTTTTTTGAAGATTATCCATTGTTAATGTTTCATTTTCTAAAGATATTTTATCATTTTCGTTTTGATCATATATTTCCAAATCTCGGAGTTCGGTTTTATGTAATTCCAATTCATTTTTGATATTAGAAAAATTAGTGTTTAATATACTATTTAGTTTTTTTTTAACAGTCGTAATATTTTCTAAAATATCTTTTTCGGTTTACAAATCATAATCGGATAATTCATGATATTTAACCAGTTGGGTTTTCGATAATGACGAAATAATATATTCCAATTCCTCGGCCAAACTATCACTAATATGGTTTTTTTGGGCTTCTAACCGCTTAACTTCTACGGAAGCATTTTTAATATTTTTTTTGATTTCGTCCAAAGATTTATTACCGACTTTTTGTTCCAATATTTTTTGTTGGCAAGTTAATTTTTTTAATTTATCCTTGGCCGCATTATGACAATCTTCAAAAGCATTCAGTTTGAGTATATCATTGAGATATTCTTTTTTTTGTAATTGTGTCATGTCGATAAAATTGGAACTTTTTCCTTGTTGTAAACAAAAACAGGTTGTTAAATAATCATTGTAGTCACCAATTAGTTCCGTAATTTTTTTGTTAGTATCATTTTTATTTAATCCATTCAATTTTTTTTTTATTATTTTTCCCTTTTCATTTTTTTCCATACAAAAAAAATTAACATCTATTTTGACAGTCATTCCATTTTTATTACGTTGCCCAATTCTTTCGATTAAATATTGTTGACTACCAACAGCCAATAATAATGAACAGTACATATTTTTTTCATTTTTGTTTAAAATATCTTTTCTTTCACCACGGCTAAACCTATCAAACAAACAAAATAAAATTATATCGAGTATGGCAGATTTACCGTAATGATTGGGTGCAACAATACCAATAATTTTATTTGGATCATATTCCCTAAAATTAATAATATTATCCTTACCATACGATAGCGTATTTGAAAATTTCAATTCTAGCATTTTCCATTTCTGATTTTTGTTTGAATTATGCATAATATCAGCTACTTGATCCTTTTTGTCTTCTAATATTTTTTGATATATTTTTTTATGGAGTTCAATAATGGATTGAATTTTATTTTTGTCCAATCCTTTTTTGACCAAGTATGAATTGATAATACTTTCTTGTGTGGCATATGCGGTAATTTCTGTTTTTATTTTTTTTGATGATGTTGAACCATTATGTAATCTGGTTTTAAAATTGGAATCTTTAACTATTTCTTGTATTTGGTACTCTTTTTCTAGTGAGTTAACAATTTCTTGATATTGTACTTGGGTAGTATCCTCTAAAATAAATCTAATTCTTGGTTTACGGGGAATTTTAGTATCAACCATTTTTCCGTTAATAATTTTTACAGTGCAGTAACCATAATTATTTTTTATTTCAAAAAATTCTGTTTCAGAATCAATCAGATCCCATTTAAGTATACCGTGATTTGTTAAATTTTCACCATAAGATTGTTGAATTAATGATCCGGCGTATGCAATCGTTTGGTCTTTATCCATGTATTGATATTTATGGATATCACCAAGCATAACATAATTGTATCCCTCGAAATCGTCCGCAATTAGTTGTTCATTATTCATTCGGTAACCTACATCAGTTTTGGCACCATGAACTGGTCCATGGTACAATGCAATTTTATATTTGTTTTTTTGTTTAATATTTTTCCAAATTTCTTTACTAATTTTACTGGCTGGTACCAAATTATCATCAAATACACTGGTAACACCAAATAAAATATTATAGTATTGATAGAAACCCGATTTTTTGAGGTAAAATAAATTGTCCAATTTTCCAATATCTTCAACGATTGGCGTTAATGCATCCAAACGACTTTTATTAGATAAGTTACAATCATGATTTCCAGGTATTAATATAACAGTTGCTATTTCATTTAATTCTTTAAAAAAATGATGAGCAATATAAATAGCTTCTGGACTGAGTTCTGTTTTGGTGTGCATAATATCTCCAGTCAAAACAATAATGGATGTTTTTTTGTTTTGTCCAATTTGCGATTTCAATTTTTGGTATGTTTTCTCAAAAACTTCTTTATATTCGTTGTGTCTTTGTGTATTCCTAATATGGATGTCAGAGATATGATAAACATATCTAATTTCCGTTTTATTATTATCCTTTAATTTAATAAAGGTAATAGATTGATTGCTTTCTGATGATTCGGATTTATCGGATTGTTCAGATCCAAAATGTTTTTCTTTTGTTGTTTCACTAGCAGTATCGCTTTCACTATCACTCTCAAAAATATCTGATTCGGAACCATTATCGGATTTATCATCAGTAATAGATTTATTTTTATTTTTACTTGGCATTTTTTGGTATGATTTATATTATGATCCATTTTTTTAGATAGTATGTTGTTTGATCAATATTTTTTGAGCCGCGAATTATAATATAGTGTAACACGTTATAATATATTATAATTAATTTTCTTCATTCATAGCATATGCGGTTCTCTGATGTAAACCGGATGATTGATCTTCAGTAAGAGATTCATCCATTGCTACTGATTCATCCATTGCAACCGATTCATCCATTGACACAGCTTCATCTATTGGTTGTTCCACGATTATTTCTAGAGTATCAATGTTATCAACATCTACATTACTGTTGGTATTATTAATAATAGTAATGGGTGTATCAGGTACAACTGGTGTGGATGGTTGCATTTGTGCTACTGTTGGTACCACTGCTTGTTGCATTTGTGCTAGTCTTGGATTGGGATGAATTTGATCCTGAATTTCAATATTTTGACCAGAAGTTCGTTGTTTGATTTTAGCCAACAAATTTGTAATGTTGCTATATTGGTTATTATCGACATAATACATAAATGTAAAACGATAAGTGAAAAGATCACCACGTAAATATGGGCTTGTCATACATTTTTTAAATTGTTGGTATTTACTGCGTGATAAAAGATTTTCCAAAACTTCCATGGAAGGATTAAAGCTTTCATGTGCTACAATCATATCAATAATATCATGATGTTTCCATCTAAGACATTCGAAATAACAAAAGTTATTATCGTAACTGACCTGAAGTGGTACAAAATTAGTTATGAGCCATTGTACTACTGTTTTTTTACCATTGTTTGCACAATAAGAAAATACTTGGAGTGCAGGAGCAATAAATTCTGTTTGATCAACTGATTCAATAATAGGATTTCCCTTTTCATTTACACCAACTTGAATTCCTCCACAGAATGCTTGCAATGTATTAACCATTTCAGCTTCGGAACAATTTTTATTTACCATTTCAATAAATGGATGAACATATTTGGGTTGTCTTCTCGCTGGAGCTGGTGCTTTTGGGACTGGTACTGATACTGGTGCTGGTACTTGAGCAGTACTGGAATCTACAACTGGCATTGTGGTATTTTGTACGGTTTGAGTATTTGTGGCATCTTGTACAGTTTGAGCATTTGTGGCATCCTGTGTAGTTTGAGCGCTTGTTTCTTCTGGAACTGGTGTATAACTCGCGTTGTTTCCCATTATTTGATAGTTGAAAGTGATATGTTTTTATTTATATCAGATATTAGTCTAGAGAATTAATTCTTCAATTTTTTATTTATATGTTTTGGAAAAATAATTTCGATTATATTAAATAAAATTATTCCAATTAATATAAGCCTCTGTATTGTTTAGTGGTGTATGATAATGATCCCGGAACTGTTTGTTGAGAAATTTCTCGTTTGATAGTATTAACTTGATTTTCAAATAAATCTGACAGTCCCAAATTTTCTGCTGGTTTGGTATATTTATTATTTGATATTACACTGTACTCCTGTGTTGGTAATCTAACAGCAGATTTCATACCAGATTGATTGTTTGTTGCCGAAATATCAGAACTAATTTTGTTAGTTTGTGAACGAATCTTTGTATAATTATCTTGTTTTTGAGAGGGCAGGTTATTCTGCGAACGGAGCTTTGCATAATTTCCGTTTCTAACAGTTTCAGCAGCTCGTTGTGATTTACTGATAGAAATAGTTGTATCTTGATTTGGACCATTGATTTTATTTTCAAAACGTCTAACCGTAGTTTGTTGAGAAACTGGTGTTTTTTCATATTGTGGCACGGGAACTATTTCTGATGCTTTTTCTTTTGGTAATCCAGTCAGGACACTCATATCTTTCGATACTGGTACTACGGTTGTTTTGGCAGCTGATGGATTTATTTGTTGTACCAATGGATTAGTATTGATATAATTCTTAATTTTATCAGCAGCATTTTCAACTTCATTAGTAAAAGCCGATATAATATCTTGCGCTTTATTAGTTACCAACGATGATGCTTGGGCTAATTTATTGGTTATAGCAGTTTCTGATCCAATACTTGGAGCAGCAATAGCCAATGATTTATCTGATAAAATATTATTGGTCGGTAGTACAGCAAGATTAGCATCGATAGCTATTGATGCTCGATGACTAACAGGTTTTCGATTAATAGAATTTATACCGCCTCCAGTACTTTTGAGAGAAATTCCTGTTCCGCCGACCGTGGCTGGTATAGTTGCTGCGGTATTACCAATTCGTAATGGTTCATTTCCTGGTACCAAAACTGCCGATAAATCCTTATATAAGGCACTTGCAGCGTCCGTAAATTTTTTCGCAACTGTATTTGCCGCATCCACAGCTGTTTCTATCGGATTATCAGAAAAAATACGTTGACTACCCATTTTGGTTAATTGGGAATTTGTGGATGCATTTTTTGTTTCTGCTATTATATTATTGACCATACTGGTTGAATTGGTAACTCCCTTGGATGTGATTGGTTCGAGATTACCTGCTTTTGCTGTTTGTAAAATAGCTTCGGATTGGCCTTTACTAATAGCAATACCAGTTGCATCTTCTAGTTTTTCTATTTCATCATTATTTTGGTAGAGAGATTCAATATAATGTTTGAGTGAATCAACCATTTGTGTTTTAACAACACGTATTCTGGTATATTTAAATGTGTTTCCTTGTTTTTGTTTTATATAAAAACGAACTAGCCCACGACTAATATCACAATTAATTTCGGTTCGTTCTCCATTTTTATTGGTATGATAATATTTGTTATTATCTTTATCGATATGTTGACGAGCGCGACCATTAGTAATACAAACAGTAGTGTCTACATATTTGAGAACAATTTCACAATTTTCGCACTGAACAGATCCTTCTTTATTCATTAATCCTTTTCCAACGGCATAATATTGCGAAAGTTCTAAATTATGTTTGAGATCAGTTGCGGCAATTCGATTAAATTCATCTACCAACGATAAAATAACAGCATGTGTATCATCTCCCAAAACATTATCACCTACAACAAAAGATAATTTAGAAAGTTCTTTTAGAAATTCTGGGTCTAACTTTCCGGCACCTTTTTGTTGATCATCCTCTATTATCCGACGTTTTAATTTAAGATATTCTTCTTTGTAATCCATATCCTATATATTAACAAATTAGATTTTTTTTCCAACAACGAAATAAATAACCAAAAAATATTTTAGTACGTGGTAATCAAAAATTTGAAAATAAAATTATATATTGACGAATTATATCCAGCCAATAATTTAATGAATTGTTAGAACAAAATAAATGGAACTAAATCATTTTATGTACACGGCGTTGATTTCCACCAAGTATTTAAAAAAATATTCAATATTTGATTTTTTATTTTATAAATAAGATAAAAAATTAAACTTCAATAATAAAATTATGTTCGATTGTAAGCAAATTAGTTGGTAATAAATTAACAATATTATTTTTTTCGGGTGAATCAATTGAATCAATTGATTCAATTAATTTTTGTTTTGTGCTATTTTTTATAAAATTTGATGGTATTGGTGTTTTGGTAATATGAATAATATGTTTGTAAATAATACTATGACCACCAATCATATGAACCTGGTGGGGAGTAGGTAGATTTATTAATTTTGCTTTGTATGAAAAAGTTTTTTTTTTGCTACATCTTGATACTTCTCTTATTAAAACAATAATTTCTTCGTTAGTATTTTGTCCAAGAACTTTCATACGGCGAAATTGCCTAGATGCGCATTTCTTAGCAGCCTGGGATGGACAATCGCCACGATATCGTCCACATTCTGCTTCAGTTATTTCATTTATATGTGTAAAATATCTACAATATGATGCCATTACTTATTAAACAATTAATTAATATTATTAATTAATTGTTTATATATCCCCACCTTAATCGTTTTAATTTTATTTAAATCTATAATTGTACAGGAATACAATTATAGGCTAACTACGCTATCTACCTATCAAATTTATAATACATCAGATATCAAATCCACAGTTCGGATCACAAATCCACAGTTCGGATCACCAATCCAATATTATAAATTTATCCTTACTACAAACAATCAACTTTTTAATATGTCTGCCATACCAAAAAAAAATTACGATTATAGTACGAATAAGCTTTTAATCTTTAGTGATTAAAGATTAAACAACCATTAAAATTAATAAACATTAATGATTAAACTCATGAAAATAGATACTTAATTATGACCCCACGAACGGGGTTCTCAGAAACATGATCGGGAATGACCAAATCCGAGATTACCATGGACCCTGAGAGAATCGAACTCCCATCTTCTGATTGCAAATCAGAAATTTTACCACTAAACTAAAAGCCCGATAATCGTATAATTATATGATTATCGGATTTTTTAATACTTAATCTTGTCACACACAATTATAAGTAACATATTTTTTTATAATATTATCACCCATTTTTTTCCACAATATTAATTGTTAGTATCTCTTTATACCAGTATGTATTGGTGTGTATTGGTATGTATTGGTGTGTATTG